AAGAAACCACGCAAGATTGAAATTGGTAATGACTTGAAAGAGTTTAAGCCACAACTTTTACAAGAGCAACAAAGACACTTAGACCCGTCAACTTACGCTGACAATCAAGCGTCATAAAGAGTGGGGCTTCATGCCCCACTTATTGAAAGGTATATAATGAATAGAAATATAGAATCATATCTCAAAGTTTATCAGGTGCTTTCTGAAGAAGAATGCATCAAGACAGTCAATGCTCTGGAAGAAAAAGATAAAGAATTCCAGACACATCAATTTTACAATTCAACTGATGGTACATATCATTCCTATGAACATGAGTTGTCTGTAGCATACTCACAGATTGAAACAAAAGATTTGATTATGGAACAGATGTGGAATACATTGAAGAAATACATAGAAGATTTGGACATGAAGGGGTGGTTTGTTAGTTGGAATGGATACTCTGAAGTACGATTCAATCGTTATCGTACAGATACGCAAATGAAACTTCATTGTGACCATATTCATTCCATGTTTGATGGCAATCGTAAAGGTATTCCCACACTAAGTATTCTAGGTTCTTTGAATAATGATTACAAAGGTGGTGAACTTAAATTTTGGGATGATACAATTGTTGAGTTAAAAGCAGGTGAAATAATGATATTTCCTTCAAACTTTTTATATCCACATGAGGTTAAGTTGGTGACTGAAGGCACCAGATACTCATTTGTTTCTTGGGCATGGTAATGAAACCTAATTCAAATTTTAAAATGACTAAACCACTGAAGGTCATGTTGACCAATATGGTGGGTGAACGTAAGAAAGATTTTCGTGATGCAATGATATCAGCAATCATTGCACCGAAGATTGAACACAAAAAGAAGAAGGAGCAGCCAAGTGAATGATATGTTGATGGTAAGTCACTTTCACAAGGACTTCCCATTCAATCATAACTCATCATGGATGAGGGCAGCATATGCTGGTGGCACTGGCGCATATGAGTATTATCCACCAAGTAAAGAAGGTGTGTGGATTAATACTTCACGGGAACCAAATCGAATTCAAGAATATCATCATCACTATCGTGGTGTAGATGAACTAGATTTCTTGAAAGCTATGGGTCAACAAGCATCCGAGTATTGGCTGTGGAAGTATGGTAAAGCAGACTATATTGGTTGCACAACTTATCGTCGATACTTATTACTTGATGATATTACACAAGCAGTACCAAAGATTACTATGGCAGCAAATCAAATAAATGCTGACTATCTATCATCAGATCGAATGGCAAATGCAGCATTGCATATGCTTCAAAATCATGATGTCATCACCAACATACAAACTCATTTGCCGTTCTCAATCAAAGACCAGTATCTACAGTCACAACCTGCTGAGTATTGGGAACTGTTTGAAAAAGCAATTACTGAATTGTTACCTGACTATCGTGATAAACTAGATTGGTTCAACGGCAATAAAATCAGTTTTGAAACATGTTACATCATGCGTAAGCAACTATTCAAAAAGTATGTTAGTGAGTTGTTTGAAATTTATGAGTATATCTGGACGTATGCCAAGACAGCATACCCCATACAACAAACTACATCCGAACCATTACCTTGGCGGTATCCTGGTTTCTTGGGTGAAAGGTTCTTGCCATTCTTCATTGCGATGAATGCCAAGACTCCAATCCATGTGCCATTAGTGATTTTGGAATAAGTCCGGAAGAAATCGCCCAAAGGCTATATGTGAAGTGAGTACTTACTTCTAATGATAATATTATGAAAACTAAATTTATAAACGCCCATATGAAGGCAGCAGAGGTATATGCTGAACTTTCTACCGCAAGAAGATTACAGGTAGGCTGCGTAATCGTCAAAGACAACACAATTATTGGTATTGGATACAATGGTATGCCATCAGGTTGGGACAATGATTGTGAAGAAATTTCATATGTCCTGAAAGATGAATGTTACTATACCGAAAAGCAAATGAAAGAAAACGGTTATAATGAAACTTCTCATGGATGGTCTAAAATGCGATCCAAGCGTGAAGTACTTCATGCCGAAACTAATGCTATTGCCAAAGTTGCACGTTCTACCAATTCTACCGAAGATGCTGCATTATTCGTAACACATGCACCATGTTTAGATTGTGCTAAAATCATTCATCAGGCAGGAATCACAGAGGTATACTACAAAAACACATACCGCACTGAAGAAGGGATTTATTTTCTAGACAAGTGTGGAATTCGTGTACATAAAGTTGACAGTTAATTAGAATATTGATATAATTTTCAAAGTTTCAATTATAAGGAGTTTGCATGAGTTCAACTACAAAAGTCGCAAAACAAATCGCAGAAACAAATCCAAAATATCCTAAAGCATACAAATATGATGTTGTACTGCGTGAATTCGATAACAAGGTTGAATTGATTGGTTTGGTTGATGATCCAACGTATGACATCGCAGACTTTCGTGGTCGTGAGATGTTGTTTCCTAAAAAATGGGTGACACTTGATGTCCTCGAAACTTCAATGAGGGTAGCAGCATGAGTAATATTAAATTAATTACTTTCACCACACAACAAACAATCATCGCAGAAGTTGTTGAAGAAGATGATCTTGATTTTCTCGTAAAGAATCCAGTACAAGTAATTGCTGTACCACCACGAAATGCTAATGACCAAGGTGGTGTAGGTTTTGCACCATATCTTGCTTACACTGAAGAGTTTGATAAAGGTATTACCATCAAACATGAAAATATATTTTGTGTCACAACTCCGGTGAGTGATTTACTTGAACAATATCGCAAAATGTTCAGTCGTATCGAACTTGCTCCTGCTGGTTTAAGGTTATGATATAATCAACTAATGAGTAAATACTATACCAGTGTTGCTATACACGGTAACAATATCCTGTATAGAGGTATCAACAATGGTCGGAGAGTTAAGGAAAAAGTCCAATACTCTCCGACTTTGTTTTTGCCATCCAAGAAAGCTACAGAGTGGAAAACATTATTTAATGAACCACTGGAGGCAATGAAATTTGAAACCATTCGTGAAACAAGAAATTTCGTTAAACGTTATGAAGATGTTGCAAACTTTAAAATTTATGGTAATACTCGGTATGAGTATGCCTTCATTGCAGACACATTTAGAGGTGTTGTCGATTGGGATATTAATGATTTATCAATTCTCATAATCGATATTGAGGTTGGTTCCGAGAATGGATTTCCTGATCCAACCAAGGCAACTGAACCAATTACTGCCATTGGTGTTCAGCAGTTAAATGGTGGGGTTACTGTTTATGGTTGTGGTGAGTATAAAGTGAAAGGTGATGAAACTTATGTCTTATGTGAAAATGAAGTCGATTTGTGTAAACGGTTTCTTGCTGATTGGTCAAATAGCTATCCTGATATCGTCACTGGTTGGAATGTCAAGCTTTTTGATATTCCTTACATTATCAATCGCTTCACACGTATACTTGGCGAAGATAACCTAAAGAAACTTTCACCTTGGGGATTTTTAAGTCAACGTGAAACTACTTTCAAAGGTAAAACGCAGGTAATTCATGAGATTATTGGCGTACCCGTACTTGACTATTATGAACTGTATCAATGGTACGCTCCGAATGGTAAGTCACAAGAATCATACAAGTTGGATAATATTGCCAGCGTAGAACTTGGTGAGAATAAATTGTCATTTGATGAATACGACAATTTGAATCAACTGTATAGATTGAATCATCAAAAGTTTATCGAGTACAACATCAAAGACGTTGAACTTATTCTGAAGCTTGAGGATAAGTTGAAGTTGATTGAGTTGGCATTAACTCTGGCATATGACACTAAAACAAATTATGAGGATGTCTTTGCACAAACTCGTATGTGGGATGCGCTGATATATAACTATCTTCACGATAAGCATATCATTGTTCCACCACGGGTGATACAGAACAAAACAGCAGCATTTGAAGGTGCATACGTCAAAGACCCACAGGTGGGTTTACATAATTGGGTAGCATCATTCGACTTGAATAGTCTATACCCACACTTGATTATCCAATACAATATTTCACCAGAAACATTACTTGAGTCTGAAGATTATACCGATGAAATGCGAGAGGTTCTTTCACAGGATGTCTCTGTTGATGGCTTATTAATGAAGCGTATAGACACTTCGGAACTCACTAATGTTACAGTGACACCTAATGCACAGTTTTTCCGTACTGACAAGCAAGGTTTTTTACCGAAAATGATGCTTGAGATGTATGAAGATCGTAAAAAGTACAAAAAGCTGATGCTCAAGGCACAGCAAGATTATGAAGATGAAAAAGACGATTCAAAGAAATATGAAATTGAAAAGTTGATTGCACGATACAACAATCTGCAACTAGCCAAAAAGGTTTCATTGAACTCAGCATATGGTGCAATGGGTTCACAGTATTTTAGGTTCTATGATTTACGTATAGCACTAGCCGTAACATCAGCAGGTCAATTGTCTATTCGTTGGATTGAAAACAAACTGAATGAATATTTAAACGATTTACTGAAAACTGAAAAAGACTATGTTATCGCCTCTGACACAGATTCGATTTATCTTAAACTTGGCCCACTGGTTGAAAAAGTGTATGGCGCGGGAGGCAAAGTATCGATGCCTACCGATAAAGTTATCGAGTTTATGGATAATGTATGTGAAAAGAAGTTGCAACCGTTTATTGATGAAAGCTATAAGGAACTTGCTGATTATGTACATGCGTTTGACCAAAAAATGATCATGAAGCGTGAGGCACTTGCAGATAAAGGTATCTGGACTGCTAAGAAACGCTACATTCTTAATGTCTATAACAATGAAGGTGTTCAGTATAACGAACCACATTTGAAAGTTATGGGTCTTGAGATGATCAAGTCTTCTACACCATATGCTGTGCGTGAGAAGATGCGTCAATTAATAAAGTTGATTATGGTTTCGGGTGAATCTGAAATACAGGATTTCATTTCAGAGTTTCGAGATAAATTTAAATCATTACCTGCGGAAGACATTTCGTTCCCACGTGGATTGAATGGTTTACAGGAATACTCTGATTCAGTAACTCTTTACAGAAAAGGAACACCAATTCATGTTAAGGGTGCAATACTTTATAATCATTACCTGAAACAATTAAATCTTACTAACAAATATCCTTTAATACAAGAAGGTGAGAAGCTGAAGTTTACGTATTTGAGGACACCAAATCCATTTAAGGATACTGTCATATCATACCCAACACGTTTACCAAAAGAATTTGGTTTACAGGAATACATTGATTATGATACACAGTTTGAGAAAACATTCTTGGAGCCAATTCAGGTTATTTTAAATTGCTTGAATTGGAAAGCTGAAAAACAAGCAACTTTAGAAAGTTTCTTCGGATGATACACGCCATATTACCATTTTTGACTGCTATTGCTTTATCTGCGATTGCAGCGTACTATTCTGTAATTGGTCTTGCACAGATATTTCCTGGTTCATACTGGCCAATTATTATTATGGGTTCTGTGCTTGAAGCAGCAAAATTGGTAACAGTTTCATGGTTACACACGCATTGGAAAGATACATTCTCTGCGATGAAATTTTATTTCTTGACTGCCGTTATATTACTAATGGCAATCACATCAATGGGTATCTTTGGTTATCTGTCAAAAGCACATATTGAACATTCTTCAAGCATTTCACCATTAGTTGAAAAGGAAATGATTTATGAGGAGAAGATTAAAACCCTCAAAGAGAGTATCGAGACTAATCGCAAAAATGTCCTCCAGTTGGATGCGGCGGTTGATCAAGTCATGGCAAGATCGTCGGATGAAAGGGGTGCGGAAAGGTCGAATCAAATCCGCAAAACCCAACAGAAAGAGCGCACACGAATCGCTGATGAGATTGCTAGGGCGCAGACCGAAATTCAAAAAATTACGGAGGAAAAGTCTCCTATATCCTTGGAAATTAAAAAGGCTGAGTCGGACTTGGGACCTATAAAATATGTAGCAGATGTAGTTTATGGTACACAAAACCGAGACTTGATAGATAAAGCAGTACGATTAGTAATCTTTGTAATCATTGTGGTATTTGATCCACTTGCGGTATTGTTGTTGATTGCCGCTAATCAAACTTACCGCAGATTGAAAGAAAAAAAACCATCAAAACCTGAACCAATAAAGGTAATTAAGAAAAAGAAAATTGACAAGGCAACAACGCCTAGTCTAGAATCATTCTTTGTAGACGATAGCCATACCGTTATTGCCAAAGATAAAATAGCTGATATGAATGGAGATATGAATGAGCGTTCTTGATAGATTAAAGAAAGGTTCGACGATTAAAGATTCGTCGATACTTGCAAAGTCACAGTTCTTTACAGAAAAGGACATGATACAAACTGAGGTGCCTATGATAAATGTGGCACTGTCTGGTAATTTAGATGGTGGTCTGACACCAGGATTAACTATGTTTGCGGGTCCATCCAAACACTTTAAAACGGCATTTGCTTTGCTGATGGCATCGGCATACATGAAGAAGTATCCCGATGCTGTGGTTTTATTTTATGATTCCGAGTTTGGTACACCACAAGCTTACTTCGATACATTTAACATTGATACTGATCGTGTTTTGCACACACCAATTACTGATGTTGAACAGTTGAAGCATGACATCATGGTGCAGATGCAGGAAATCGGTAAGGATGATAAAGTCATTATCATTCTTGATTCGATTGGTAATCTAGCATCTAAGAAAGAAGTTGATGATTCTATTGAAGGTAAGACTGTAGCAGACATGAGTCGTGCTAAACAAATTAAGAGTTTGTTCCGTATGGTCACACCACATCTGACGATGAAAGACATTCCGATGATTGTTGTGAATCACACATACAAAGAGATTGGTTTGTACCCTAAAGACATCGTTGGTGGTGGTACAGGTTCATACTATTCAGCGGATACAATTTGGATTCTTGGTCGCCAGCAAGAAAAGACCGGAACCGAAATTACAGGATACAACTTCATCATCAATGTTGAAAAGTCACGATTTGTTCGTGAGAAGTCAAAGATTCCTGTAGCCGTTTCATTTGATGGTGGTATTCAAAAGTATTCTGGTCTGATGGACATTGCACTCGAAGGTAACTTTGTAAATAAACCATCGAATGGTTGGTATGCAAAGGTTGACCAAGAGACGGGTGAAATTGGTGATAAGAAACGATTTGATGATACACAGAATGCAGAATTCTGGAATGATATTCTTGCTAGTGAGAAGTTTAAAGAATATGTAAGGAAGCGATATGAGATCACGTATAGTAGCATTCTTAAACAAGATGACGTTCTGGAAGAGGAAGCAAGTGGGTTATAAAGAAGGAATAGATTACCAATTTATACCATCGGATGATGAACAAATTACAGCACTCGGCATACTGAAAGGAAAGTATGCTGGTGTGCTGTATCATTATGGTAAAGCAAGGGTAATTGAAGAGGGTGAGTTTGCTCGATTGTATTTCGACTATACGATTGAGCAAACTCCAAATTTCACCGTTCATGATTTGACAATTGATCAAGAATTTCATACAATGATTGGTGATATACTAACAGATATTCTACTGAAACAATCCAATGAAAAGATTAGAAACGACGATCCTCAAGAATTTAATATACAATGAGGCATTTGCACGTAAGATTTTACCGTTTATCAAATTAGAATACTTTTCCGATTCCACAGAAAAAAATGTATTCACAGAAATAAACGAACACATCAATCAGTATAAGCATTTACCCACATACGAATCACTCGTAATCAATTTCACAGAATCTAAAACGTTAACAGAAGAACAAGTTCGTGGTGCAGTTGAACTGATTCGTGAAATCAATGCAAATAAAGACGAACCAACAGATACAGAATGGCTGACTGATCAGACTGAAAAGTTCTGCCAAGATAAGGCAATCTATAATGCCATCATGGAATCAGTTCGTATCCTTGATGATAAAGTGGATAAACAATCCAAAGGTTCTATACCAAAACTTTTGAGTGATGCACTTGGCGTATCATTTGATTCATCTGTAGGACACGATTACATTGATGACTACAGCAGTCGATTCGACTTCTATCATCGTCATGAAACCAAAATACCATTCGACTTGGATATTTTTAATAAGATTACCAAAGGTGGTATACCAAACAAAACTTTAAACATTGCACTTGCTGGTACTGGTGTAGGTAAATCACTGTTCATGTGTCACGTGGCTGCATCAGCAATGTCACAGGGATTGAACGTTTTGTACATCACTATGGAAATGGCAGAAGAAAGAATTGCAGAAAGAATTGATGCCAATCTATTAAACATTGATATATCTGATTTACACACAATCAGTAAATCAGATTATGATCGTAAGTTTTCGGCACTGTGTACAAAAACACAGGGTAAACTTATCATCAAAGAATACCCAACAGCATCTGCATCAGCATTACATTTTCGTGCATTGTTAAATGAATTGCAACTAAAGAAAAGTTTCAAGCCAAATATTATTTTTATTGATTACTTGAACATCTGTTCTTCTGCACGAATTAAAGCAGGAGCTAATGTAAACTCGTATAGTTACATCAAAGCTATTGCTGAAGAGTTGCGTGGTCTGGCAGTTGAATTTAACGTACCGATTGTTTCTGCCACACAAACTACTCGTTCAGGATTTACCAGTTCTGATCCTGGTCTTGAAGATACATCAGAATCATTTGGTTTACCAGCAACAGCAGACTTTATGTTTGCTTTAATTTCAACTGAAGAACTACAGCAGATGAATCAAATAATGGTAAAGCAATTAAAGAATCGATACAACGATCCCAACTATTTTAAACGGTTTGTGATTGGTATTGACCGTGCCAAAATGAAACTTTATGATGTTGAGCAGGTTGCACAGGAAGACATTGTAGATGCTGGACAGGTAGATGACAAGCCTTTGAATACGTTTGGTGAGCGTGAACGCCGCACCAAGAATTTTGG